TGTGATTGTCAAACCAAATCATATCGGGCTGCCAGTTTATGTAGTCAACATTGCATAAAAGCGGTGCATAGCATACAAGACCGATTGCATGTGCGTTGTTTTCAAGTCCTGTCATATATGCCGCCTCGATAAGTGCGTTGTAATATGTGTTGCCCCATGACGCGTATTCGCCTAAGAATACTTTCGGACCGTCTGACGGCATATTGTCGTAACGGTGGCAGTTGGCAAGCATCCATTCGGGTGAGGTGTAATAATGCTCGTCTACAAGGTCAGAGCCGTTCTTTTTTGCGTTGTTCCAACCGCGTTCAAATTCACCGCCCTGCGGGAAAGGCCCTGCGGAATTGATTATTTTTATTTGTGGATATTTCTCTTTTATGGCTTTGTGGAAAAGGTCATATCTGTCCCAAAAGCCCTGACCGACTTCTTCATTGCCGACTGCAAGATATTCAAGATTGAACGGCTCGGCGTGTCCCATATCACATCTTATTTTGCCCCACTTCGTGTCGGCAGTGCCGTTGGCAAATTCGATAAGGTCAAGTGCGTCATCAATCCATTCCTGCATTTCGTCAAGCGGAACGGCTTGCTCCATATGCGGATTGTATCCGGCAGGAAGTACAGGCAGAGGCTTTGCGCCAATGTCCTCACAGAATTGGAAGTATTCAAAATATCCGAGTCCCAACGATTGATTGTATCGCCAGTTGTTACGTCGTGACGGTCTGTCGGTTACAGCACCGATTGTGTTTTTCCAACGGTACATTGAGTTTCTGTCGTCGGAATTAAGTGTGCCGTCGTGGATAAGACAACCGCCCGGAAAACGCATAAATTTAGGCTTTAAGTCCGCAAGCATTTCGGCTATGTCGTTTCTCATACCGTTTTTACGGTTTTTGTAGGTTTTTACGGGGAATAACGATACAAAATCAAGACAGAATTTACATTCTTGCTTTGATGTGACTGCAAGCACTGCCGAAAAATCGTCAACAGGTGATGTTAATGTAAATGAATATTCCGTCCATTCGTTTGACGTGATGTTAAGCAACTTTTCTGTAATGACTTCACCGTATGCGTTGTCTATTGAAACTGTTATTTCACAAGGCTTGTCACTTTTTGCGTAGCATGAAAAATTGTAGCTTTCATTTTCCTTTACCGCAATACCGCTGTTGTAGCCGAGATTTTTTATGCCGGCTCTTGTACCTGCTTTGTTAATTTCAAGAATAAGATAATTCGGATTTCGCTTTGAAAACGGTGATTTGTTTGATACAAATGACGATACCGACGCACCGCCCTCTTCAATACGTTTCCAAGCCGTCAACGCCTGATATGACGGATTGTCCATAGGTGAAAATTCAAACGCTCGGTTGCGTATCATTTCACCGTAAAGTCCGCCGTCGGCGGCATGGTTTATGTCTTCAAAAAATATACCGTAAAAATCGGACATAGACACTTTTTTGTTTGTGGTTACTGTGATTTTGTTCATGTTTTAATTCCTTTCGTGATACTTCTAAACTTTTCATATTATATCATAATCCAAATATAAATGTTTGCAATTTTCAGACTTTAATTTAAAATAATCGGTAAAAGTAACACTTTTCGGTGAGTTTCATATTCTATACCAAGGGAAAACCCCAAAAACATAGAAAGGAATGATAATAAATGGCTGATTGTAACAGAAATTGCTGTAATGACTGCGGAAGAGAAAGAAAATATCCTTGTGATACAAATTTCCGTGAAGCAGTGTGTGTACATACTGATAAGATATATGACAGTTGCAGGGATAAAGACTGCTTGGAAAATGTACGCGTGTACTTGACTTCGTGCGGTCAGGATATTGTGGACAGAGCAATAAACGTTAAATGCACAAAAGCCGAAGTGATTTGGGTGTTTACAGACATTGAGGCTGTGCCGTTTAACAGAGGTTTTTATTCGGTTGATTTGAAGTATTTCTTTAAAGTAACTTTAGCAGTATTAACCGAGGTTGAATGATGTGCCGAAATGGGTAAAATAAAAATCAGACGAAGTTCCAATAGATATAAATATCATCATCATCTACTTCAATTCTGTTGATTAATGATGTTATAACTTTAACTTTTTCCGTAAATTCTCCGTTGTCTAAGATGTTGGATATACCGGATAATCTTTTCTTTGCATCTTCAGCTGAAATTAATGGTTTGTGCTCGTTAATCGCATTCATTTCTGTTTCTATACGTTTTTTGTCGGTATTTAGTGCAGTGATTTTTTTTGCCACAAAGTCAATATCAATTCCGTCTATGCTATACAAATCAGTTAGCTTATTCATTTGTTTTTCTATTTCTTTGATTCTTTTTTTATAGAATTCTTTTTTTTCTGTGATGTTATTGTTTGATTGGTTTAGTTTAATAATATTATCAACTTCGGCTGGATTTGCCACTAATGCTTTTATTTCATCAATTACTGCTTTATCCAATACGTCCATAGTCCATATTTTATTTTTACAACTTTTATCTCGGACCATATTTTTATATGAACTACGACTATAACATTGATATTTATTATAATAATATACTTTGCTGCCCTTTTCGTATCGGCGAACTCTTTTAAAATATCTTGCACCGCATTTTTTGCACCATAGAATACCTGCGAGCAAAGATGTTCTGTTAAATGCATTACGATAATGGGGATTATTTTCGGCTCTTATTTTCAATTTGGTCTGTACCTTATCAAATACTTCTTGAGATATAATTGCTTCGTGTTGCCCCTTGTACAGCTCGTCACGGCAATGTGTCCATCCGGCATAAAGAGGATTTGTCAACATTTTTCTGATTCGGTGATCATACTTGAATTTCTCTGAAAATACTGATAATTTAGCCGCTATTCCCATCATAGTCATATCATCTTCCAAAAATAGACGATATGCTTCCTTTATCAATTCGGCTTCTTCTTTGTTTATTATAAGTTGACCGTCAATATAATCATACCCTGTTGGTGCTCCGCCTCCGTGATGTAGTCCTTCCTTTGCTCTTGCATCTTTTCCCATTATGGAACGTTCTCTGAATTGCTCACGCTCCAACTGTGCAAATACTGATAATATACCAATCATAGCACGTCCGAAGGGTGTTGATGTATCAAAATTTTCTGTTATAGATGCAAAATTGACATTGTTTTTTATGAAAACATCTTCAATCAGGTATAATGTATCTTTTTGTGAACGACTTAGGCGGTCTAATTTATAGACTAATACCATATCTATTTTACCGTCAGCAACATCTGATATTAATTGTTGCATTCCGGGGCGGTCAGTATTTGCACCGGAAAAGCCTGCGTCAGTATATGTTTTATATAAAATCCAACCTTTAGCAGCACAATAATTTTTTAGACGTTCTACTTGCTCACCGATCGAATAACCCTCTCGTGCTTGCTCTTGGGTAGAAACTCTTGAATATATTCCGACCTTCATATATTGAAAAACTCCTTTCAAACTTGTTTTTAATCAATTATTTTGATGCCAAAAGCGTGTAAAGTTCATCTTCTGTTATGATCGAAATATCAATCCCTTTTTCTTGATAATCTAAGGCTTTTTTCATTTTTCCGGTCATAACTGTACTATTAGTTACTAAAAAATTTGTAGATTTCGTAATATTATCGGCACAAAGTCCACCGACATTTTTTATATGTAAATATGCCTCAGAGCGTGTCATACAATTTAGTTGTCCTGTTATAACTATTGTTTTATTATATAATGGATGATTTTTGTTAAATTCAGTATTTGTCGATACTATATCTTTTTGACTGACATGCTTAGTGCTATGTGTTTTCTTTGAATCTTTGGTTGATACGCAATCGTTAAAAGAATATTTGTAGGATTTTCCAACCAATGTAGCTATATCATCATTATTGAAATCTATCAGAGATAACAAAACCTCTGATGTTGCAACAGCATCACTCAAGGCTGAATGAGCGTTTTTGTTTTCGATGGAAAAATAATCACACAAACATTCCAAGGTGTGATGCTCTAAAGGCAAATCACTGTATCTGGCATACTGTAAGGTACAAAACACCGGAAATGGAATTTCGTCTGTGTTATAACCGTAATACTGCAATGTAGATTTTATATGCCCGAAATCAAATGGAGCATTATGAGCAAAACAAAGATTAAAACGGTTAAATAAATGTTTGATTTTATCCCATACCACGTCAAATGTCGGAGCATCTTCAACCATCTCGGAAGTAATTCCGTGAAGATTTGAAAATTTCTCAACAAAAACATTTGGAGTTGGCTTAATTAAATATTCAATTTTTTGTGTTATTTTAAAGTCATCTAATACTACAATTCCTATTTGGCATATACTTTCAGGACTATAATTGGCTGTTTCAATATCAAGTACAATAAATCTCATTTGTGTTTTTCTCCGCTTATAATAATGTTATTTGTTCGGAAGTTGTTGGCAAATTTAACTTTGTAATTTGGAATGTAGGTGTTTTGGATACGTTTTCTCTTACTTTTTCTTCTGAAATTTTACCGTTTTCATCTAAAACACTGTTTTTACCGTTAAATATTAAACCATTTAATATATTTTTTCTGCTACGGCATAGCGAGGCTTGTGTCGCATCCGTTTCAACACATTGTAAGCTATCGCAACATTGTTTCCATTTGCTACAAAAAGAAAAAGAGTTGGGATTGTTTTTTAAATATATATCATCAAATAACTCTAATAAGAATTGAGCATTGTCATTTATAAAAACAAAATCAGGAATCAAAATTTTAAGCGGTATAGTATCAGTTTTGGTAGTTGATTTTGAATAGCTGATTTTAAATTTATCTAAAAGTGTTTTGCTATTATTTTTTAAATACACTTCGTGTGTTTTTCTAAACTGAAAAAGTATATCATTTTTCAGCATAATATTAATTGTGCTTTTATTTTTCTTTAAGTGTAATTCGGCAACATCTCTGCAATTCAATTCAAGAAAACGTTTTAACCATTCATAAAATTCATAAATAAAGTTATTTTCTTTCATTTTTCAACACTTCCTCTGTAATTATTAAATGGCATTGTTATCACTCCTTAAATATTACCTTTCACCCTATGTACTCTAATAGTATCCTTTATAAAATTTTCGGGTACATTAAAATATTCAGCCAACTGCCACACTTCCGTATACCCCTTTTTAAATGCCGATAACAGTTTGTCAGCCGGAATTAGTTCCTGCACCGCCCAACGTATCGCACGTTCTTCCATTCGTTGACGTGTTTCAAATTTTGAATTGATTTTGTAAAACGAACCGGTTTCGTGATGCCCTAATTCGTGAGCATATGCGTCTATCAATTCTGGCATTGTATTAATCATTAATGGATTTAATGCAATAGCTCCGGGGATAGATAATGCTTTTGTGGCTCTCATCGGAAAAAAATCGACATCTATATTATGGTTTATTGCATATTGATTTAATTGATTTAGCATTATTCTTCCTTCTTCCATTGTTCTTTTTTGAAACGTGCATAATCTAATATATCTTGCTTTTGTTCATCGGTTAATTCTTTAACTTCACCGTATAATGCAAATTCGATTTCTCCAAGCTGCTCATCCAAAGTATTTTCTTTCTTTTCCTTGCCCAGCAAGAAATCAACTGTTACATCAAAATAATTAGCTAATTTTTTTATGATGTCAAGATTAGGTTCACTAACCCCACGTTCATATTTAACATATGTGGTTCTATCTACACCAAGATATTTTGCTACGTCTTTTTGATATACGCCTTTTTTTGTTCGCAATTCTTTAAGAACGTTCATTGTAATCACCTCAAACATATTATATGTGAAATAACTTCACATATCAAGGCAAAGTGAAGAAATTTCACTTATTTTTAAAAAAAGTCTTGACAAGTGAAGAAAGTTCACCTATAATATAAATTACAAGTGAAGAAACATCACTTTTAGGAGGTGAAAAAATGAATAATTTAAAAGAACTACGAGAAAAAGCAAATTTAACACAAGAAAGTCTTGCAAAGTTAATCAATGTCGATAGGTCAACCATCGCAAAGTGGGAAACAGGCGAAGCATCGCCAAGAAGTGATAAGTTGCCGACACTTGCAAATGTATTGAATTGTACAATAGACGACTTATTTTAAAAATAATCTGCTGGCATATGCCAGCCACTCTGTTTTTTGTTTTTTTACCGTGGATTTAGTGTTTTGTCAGCGGTGTTTCTTCTTTTTCAGGGTGGCTTACATATGCCAGCAGAAAAATATTTAATCACAGGTTGAGGTGAGCCACTCACTCCATATGAATGTAGAAATATATAAAATTTTAAAAATCTTTTTTCAAAATATCACCTTCAAAAATGTTTTGACTATGGGTGGCTCTCTTGAACCTGTGACGGAAAGGGGAAATAAAAATGATAACTATCGGTTGGGCGTGTATCGTCATTGGTTGCAGTTTGGTGGCGTATTGCAAATGAAAGCTGTAACATTCAAATACGATACTATATTCAAAAAAAGTATGAGTTTTACAATGCAAATTTCAGATGAATTGTATGACGCATTGAAAATTCAAGACAAAATGCAGGATTTTCGTGTCAGTGAAATCATGGACGATATTTCGTCCATGCTATCAATAGTTGCCGAATTGCAGAGTTTTGGTGCAATTAAAGGCGGTTATAGTATTGATTTTAATGACAATTAAAAAAATTACCGCCGTTTGCTTATGAAAAGGTAGAAAAACGGTGAAAAATAAGGACTTAAATAATGAGAGGACAAAAAAAGCACCTTTCGGAATAGGACAAAATACATAATTCATAAATATGGAACGAGGTGATAAAAATGAAAATACATCATATATTAGCGAACGGAAAAGAAGTTGAAAGTGTGGCAGGAAAAGTTATCAATGTGTCGGAATTTCCTATGTTGTCTTCTGTTTTTCGTTCGGTAAATCAACGAATTCAAGAACAGGCAACCGAAAACGAAGAAAAAGGAGCGTAATGCTCCTACGGTTGGACAAGCAAAGGAGGAGAGAAAAATGAACAAAGCAATGCTGATAGGTCGTATTTGTAGTGATTTGGAAAAGAAGTACATATGTGACAGTACCGTCGTTCAAGTGTCTTTGGCAGTGCAAAGACGTTTCAAAAATGCTAAAAATGAGTATGACACAGATTTCATTCAATGCGAATTGTGGGGACACAATGCGGATTTTCTTGAAAAAAACTTCTCAAAGGGTGACATGGTCGCATTTGTAGGTGCAATTAAGAACAACAACTACGAAAAAGATGGTGTTAAGCACTATTCAAACAAAATAGTTGTAGAATCAGTGTATTTCACCGGAAGTACACTGATGAAGAAAAAACAATAATTGTGCAATTTGACTTAAATAAACCCTGCGGAAAGGTAGGGTTTATTCGAGTACGCTCGAAAAAAGTACGGTGTACAAAGGAAAGAAAAGGAGAAAATTAATAATGGCGATTTACAGAATACACAAAGAGGATAACTATGTAATAGTTGATAAAGCCTTTTTGCTGAATGAAAAAATCAGTTTGAAAGCTAAAGGACTTTTAGCCCTGTTGTTATCTTATCCGGATAACTGGCAATTTTACGAAGCAGAAATAGTACAACACGCAGCAGACAAAGCAAATTCATTGAGTAGTGGACTAAAAGAGTTGATAGAAAACGGCTATATAGTACGAAAACTTGGCAAAGATGAAACAGGAAAGTTTAAAGGTTATGAGTATCATATTTACGAAAAACCGATAACGGAAAAACCGATAACGGAAAAACCGATAATGGAAAAACCGATAACGGAAAAACCGATAACGGAAAAACCGATAACGGAAAAACCGATAACGGAAAAACCGATAACGGAAAATTCGGTACTACTAAACAATAAAGACACTAAGAATAAAGACACTAAGAATAAAAACACTAAGAATAAAAACACTAAGACTGCTTCGTCACCAGAGTTGGCGTCTGAGTTCAAGGAGTGGTATTCAAAATATCCGCACCCACGAAATGAACAACAGACCATGAAGAACTACATCAAAGCACGAAAGACCTATTCAGCCGAACAGTTGATGACTGCACTGAATAACTACCTCGCTGAAATAGAGGAACAGCACACAGACAAACGCTATATTAAACATTCCACAAATTTTGTGGGACAAGAGCAAGCGTTTGTCGATTACTTAGACACACCGGCACAGCCGGTTTTGACTGAGGAAACTGATGATAGTTACATCGCCACAATCGAGGCGGAAGACCCTGAGTATGCCGCACGACTCCGAAGGAGGGATAACGATGTATGAACAACAACAAATTCCTGCCAACTATGAGGCGGAGCAGGCAGTCGTTGGTGCATTAATCATCGGTGGCAATGTGGATGAATTAACCACCGAAGTTAATCTAACACCCGATGATTTTTATTTCAGTGATTGCAAATTGGTGTACAAATGCATTTTGTACCTAAACGACAAAAACGATAAAATCGACATAGTAACGGTAGATAGTACATTAAAAACCGCCAAAGAATACAAGGGAATTGAATTTCTGAAAAATGCGATCAGTAACAACCCAACGAAACATAATTTAATTTACTATGGCAAAATCGTAAAAGAATATGCGAAACGTCGTTGGTACATAGATATGTCAAATAAAATATTGACTATGGCAGGCAATACAACATTGCCAATAGAAAAAATATCCGACAAAGTGGAATATATGCTGGCAACAGAAAGCGATTCTATCAATGTCAATACCGCAGACGATTTGATGATGCAGACGTATGACACCATTGCAAAAGCAAGTGAAAACAAAGGTAGTATTCCGGGACAGGCAACAGGATTTGATAACATAGATTTGAAAATGGGCGGTATGGACGGATTGGCTGTTTTAGGTGCCAGACCGGGTATGGGAAAAACCGCATTTGCGTTAAATGTTGCTGAACATATAGTTTACAACGAATTAAAACCGGTAGTATTTTTTTCGTTGGAAATGGGTGCACAACAGTTAATGCTCCGATTGGTATCATCAATGACACGCATTAAATATTCTGCTTTGCGATATGGGGAATTGGAAGATGATGATTGGACAAAACTCGCCAGTTTCATGAATCAATCAGAAAAAACAAAAAAATTGTTAATCTGTGATGAACCCAAGATGACAGTGCGAAAAATTCGTTCAGTTTGCCGTAGGTTAAAAAAACAATATGGCTCTTTGGGGGCGGTGATTGTTGACTATTTGCAATTAATTGAAATGCCAAACAATAAAAACTGCACAAAGGCACAAGCAGTCGGTGATGTTAGCCGAGAGCTGAAAATCTTAACGAAAGAATTAGGTTGTCCGATAATTGCTCTTTCGCAGCTGAATAGAGCAAATGAGCAACGGTCGGACAAAAGACCGACACTTGCCGATCTTCGTGACAGCGGGGCTATTGAACAGGATGCCGACAGTGTAATGTTCATCCATAACGAAGACGCATATAGAAAAGACAAATCACAACCACCAACAGGCAAAGTTGAGATATTGTTACCGAAATCAAGGTTTTCGCAAACAGGAACAATGTTTTTAAAATTCCAACCGGAATACATGAAATTTTCAAATTGGAATGTGAAAAAAGACCCATTTAATCGTAGTAAAAATTCGGCGGCAGTGTGGGACAAACCGGACGAAAATGATAAAGAAAACGCAAAAACTGGCGAAGCTGAAAAAGAGGAAAAATGACAAAGTGAAAGCTGATGAAATTCCAGAAAAATAACCAGATTTTAATGGTTATAAAATCGAAAAAAAACATAATTGATTTTATAATCAAAAAAACGGCTTAGGACATCAGATTTTAAGCCGTTTCTACGAAAATATAATCACTATTTTTATTTGAATATTAGCCATAGAATAAAAGATAAAAAAATCGAATCAAAATTTATTGCGAAGAAAGGAGTAGCAAAAATGAAGTTCAGAACATTCAAATATAACATCATTAGGGCAATCAAAGTTATAAATCATGCTGTCAATGCAGAAACGATGAAGATGTTGGGCGGTATTCTGATAGATGCCAATGCACCGGATATGGTGGAATTGACAGCATATTCAAATGACATAAAAATCAAATATTATGTTCATGCGGACGTTGAGCAGAAAGGGACTGTTGTATGTAACCCAAAGTATTTGATGAACATTTCAAAAGGTGAAAACATGGAGGTTATAATATCAACCGACAAAGACAATGTCATTGAAATGAAAATCGGAACATACAAGCAGAAATGGCAAGGAACAGTTGCGGAAAATTATCCGAAAATATCAATGCCGGAATGCAATAATGAATTGATGTTAGAACAGGAACGGTTTAGAGAAATTTTAACTAAAACTGTGCCGTTTGCAGCACCGACAGTCGGATACAGACCGCAGTATAACGGTGTGTTATTTGACATAAAAAACGAAACATTACACAATGTTTCAACTGACGGTAAACGAATGGCACATATAACTACACCTGTTGGCACATATGGAAATATGTCGTTTGTAATAACGCTTCCTGCGGCAAAGGAACTGTGTCGTATTGAAAGTGAAAATCCGCTGTTGCGTATTGTTGTTGATAATACAAATATGCGGTTGTTGTTAGATTATAGTGAATTTATAGTTGTCGCCAGTACATTTAATGAAAATGGTTATGTCAAATATGACAATATGATGAATCGTGAATCGGATATAACTGCAACGGTAAAACGTGCAGAGTTTATGCAGATGATTGAACGCGGTAAATTCGTTTCGGAACAGGGTAAAACAAAAGTTCCGGTAACGTTGGAATTGAAGGATGATGTTTTGAAATGCAATGGCAGAAATATTCGCTGCCAGCTAAAAGATGAAATAGATGCCGATATAGCCGGCAATATTAAAATCGGTTTCAATGCTGATTTTTTAATGGATATGATAAAAACAATACGGTCCGACAATGTTGTTTTGGAATTGAAATCACAGAAAGACGCATTGATAATAAAAGACGGTGATACAGAATTATTGTTGTTGCCGGTGATAGTGTGAAAGGGGACAGTAAAATGCGAAAACGATATTGTAGTATGTGTGGTCGTTTGATGGACGAACACATTGACGAAAACACAGGAAAACCGTTCGATATTCAGTTATGTTCCGGTGTATGTATAGGTGCTGCATGGCGAAATGTTACGGAATCAATTAAAAATGGTGTACGACCACAATGGACGGCAGCAGTAGTACGCAGAAAAAGTAAAGCATTTGAGTATCATAATCAGATAGTAAACTTGTTAAATAAAAAATTTACGCAAAAAAAAATTGCCGAGGCATTAGGAATATCTCATGGTACAGTTCATTCATCGTTGAAACAATACGGAAGGGAGTTTATTTAAGATGATAGGAAGAAGAATAAAAGAATTAAGAATAAAAAACGGATTGAAACAACAAGAGCTGGCGGATATGTTCGGCTTATCAAGTGTGTCTATTTCATTTTATGAAAATGAGCAAAGACAGCCAGATATAGATTTTGTTGTTGCGATAGCCAAATATTTTGATGTTTCAACTGATTACTTGTTAGGAAAAACAAATACAAAGAGAATACAGAGAGAAGAAAGGATTGGAGTATTCAGCAAAAGATTGAAACGTGTAAGAGAATTAAAAGGTATATCACAAAGACAAGCAGCAGAAGATTTAAACATAAGTCCACAAAATCTATCGTATTACGAAAACGGTCGTGACGCTGGATACGATTTACTTATCCGTATGGCTCGATACTATGATGTTACAGTTGAGTATTTAATCGGTGTGTCACCTGTCATGCAACGAGAAAATATAGATGTCAATAAAGAATTGGGATTAAATGATAAGTCAATTTGTTTATTGCGACAACGTGACAAATTCGGAGGGCATAGTATCGCAACTAATATTGTAAACAATATTATGGGGACAAAATATTTCCGAAAGCTTGTTGCTATATTGACCGAAGAAAATGAATGTAAAAACAAAGATACACCAGAGCAAAAAGAACTAAGAAACCAAATAGCAAAAGTATATGGTGAGATTTTTTTTACCAGAAAGCGTGACTGGGAAATAGAACAATGCATAAATGGTATTACAAGAGAATTAAGAGAACAATATGAAGTTTATCCAGTAGATGATTGTGAAAGGTCAATGGAGGAATAAAATTTGAAAAAGCATAAAATAAATATATCCAAGATGATTTTCAAATCGTGGGACAAGCACACTGAAATATGGTGTCGGATAGCATTTATGCTGATGATACCATCAGCACTGAGTAGAGTGTTTGCAACAATATGTATTATATTCGGCTTTGTGCTATTAGCAATAATCAGAAAAGGATATGAAGAATATTGGCATTTAGATAATGCAGATAAAGAAAAATATCATGAACTTATGGCTTTGCTGATGGCACTTAATAATGATGATTTTTGGGGAGGACAAGAAGATGAAAAATAAAAATTTTATTACACCACCAATGAGAAAGCCTACGGGTGAAACGGGAAAAACAGTAGCAAAACGCAAAGATAGTTGGTTTGAGGTAAAATTGAAAGACGGTGAACATCTTTCTTTCAACTATCGTTGTAATACTGTCGAACATGTAGCGGATTTAGTTATATTAAAAGAATGTAATCAGGGAAAAGAAGAAGTATTAACAATTATTCCAAAAGATAATATACTTTATATTTATTAACGCAGGAGGAAAAGTAATGCAAGTAGAGTTGAAAGTGAACGATAAAAGCGTTCAAGCTGAAATCAGCGAGGAACAGCTAAAAAAAATGGGATTATTTGAGCAGCTGAAAGAGTTGGGACTGGTTGAGGATAAACCTAAAACAGGATATGAGAGGGTTGAAAAGGGTAGCACGTATTTTTATAATTATTCGTCAGACGACACGGATAATGATATAGACAAAAAAGATATGGTGGACCAAGAATATTACAATAACGCTAACTATTATAGCGACAAGATGATTGCCGAGAACAACGCTCGTGCAGACAGATTACTCCGTCAACTAAGACAATGGCAGGCGTTAAACGACAAGTCTATTTCGGTAGAAGATTGGAAAGATAACGGCAAAAACAAGTGGTGTATCATATACGGTTATGGTCTTGAAAAATTGTATGTAGACTATTTTCATTGTATCCGATTGCATAATGTGATATATTTCACTACAAGAGAAAAAGCGGAGGAAGCCATCGAAGTATTCAGAGATGAATTGATATGGTATTTCGTTGAATACCAACAACGCCTTGACGAAGAATAAGCAATAAGCGAAACGGGGGAGTGAAAGCATGACGACAAAAGAATGGTTACAGAGAGGAATTGAGATTGAAGAAGAAATTGCTGATTTGCAGGCGGTTAATCCGGTTGTATTTTTGGACGAAATAAATGTAGCAGTTTATGAACAAAACATCAAAAACAGAATTGGCGAATTGTACAAAATAAAAAATGAAATTCTTCAAACTGTGAATCAAGTCGAAAGTGCTACACTCCGAAGACTGTTGATTAAGAGGTATATTCAAAATTTAACGTGGGAAAAGATTGCAGAACAGCTAAACTATTCATACAAACACGTTGTACATATTCTTCATCCCAAGGCACTGTCTGCAATCAAAAGAGTTTTAGAAAAAGATTAAGCCGGATTTTATTCCGGCTTTTTTTGTATGCGGAATTTTATAAAAATCCATAAAACCGTCATTATGTAATAGAATGTAACATTGATCCTGTGGTAGTATATGAATCGAAGGGTGAACTGCCGTGAGGCAGTGGGAAAAAATATCTCAAAGTAAAAGAGGGGAATAGAGATATTAAGATAGGCATAGACACGCTTGAAGTATTCAGCGTACCATGTTTATGCTGATTATACGGAATGTATATGTTAATGCATATACATTCTGTTTTTTATTTTTGGATAAAGAAAGGGACATAATTATGGAGCTATTGCAATTAGTTGAAAAATTCAAGGACGTTTTCAGCATAGAAAAAATTGAAGATGTTGTTGATGAATTAAAATCAACATTGTTAAATGCCGAAAATTGTCGAAAGCTATGTGAAGATTGGATTTTAATATGTCCTGATTTAACAATAGATTATATGCAAATGATATTTCAATATTATTTTGCCGACCGCAAGGAAAAAATGCAAGACTACACACCGAAAAGCCTTGCGGTAGCGGTTGCAGAGTTATCAAAAACCAAAGATGAAAAAATTTGTTTAGATTTGTGTGCGGGAAGTGGAGCATTGACAATCCAAAAATGGAACGAGAATAACGATTTAAAATTTATATGCAAAGAATATGATAGTCGTGTTATTCCGTTTTTGTTGTTTAATTTGGCAATTAGAAATATTGACGCCGAAGTTATCCATTGTGATGTATTGTCAGATGAAAATTTCAAAACATACAGGACGCAAAAGGGTGATAGATTTGCAACGGTTAAAGAAGTAGATAAGAGTGAATTTAAAGCTGATTGTTGTATATCAAATCCGCCGTACAATATGAAATGGGAACAGCCGGTATTTGCACAATTACAGAATAGATTTTCACAGTGCGAAGTACCGCCGGAAAGTAATGCGAATTATGCGTTTATATTGACTGCGTTAGATGAAATTAATGGCAAGGCAAGTTTTATATTGCCGAATGGCGTGTTAAGCACTGACAATCAAAAGGAAAAGCAAATAAGACAGTATTTAGTTGAAATGAATTTCATAGAAAGTATAATTGTATGTCCGGATAAAATGTTTGAAGTTACGTCAATACCAACGTGCATTATAACATTTAATAAAAATAAACAGCATTCGACAGTAGAAATGATTGACCTACGACAGAGGTATGAAACAGAACAGCGAATGCAAAATGGGCAGTTTGGCGGCAAAAGTCACACTAACAGGACATACGCAAAAGAAGTCAAGGTTATATCCGAAAGTCAGATACAAGATGTATTGATACAGATTGAACAGTACGGAAACATTGCGGGTTACTGCAAGGCAGTAAGCATTGAAGAAATCAAAAAAAATGATTATGTATTGACACCGAGCCGATACATAGAATTTGAAAATATAGAAAATGCACATAGACCGTACAACGAAATAGTTGCGGATATTAACAGAATTGTAACTGAAAAAAACAACTGCAAGCTAACCATCAATGAAACAATCGCCAAGTCTTTAGGATTTGACATTGAGCTGTTTAAGCAGGACAACAGTACAAATAATGATTTTTCAAAATTGACAGAAAAAATATGTGGCGAAAAGATTGTTAAAAACGATTATTTCAAAACAACTAAGAACAAAAATGAAATAATATTTGCAAACAACAACAAAGAAAACATTTCAAGTATTCTTATGATGATATTTAATACTTGGAAACAACACATATATTATCTAAATCTTGAAGAAAACAGATACTTAGCAGAACTTCGGGACGCACTATTGCCAGAGCTAATGAGTGGCAAGATTGATGTAAGCAATATATAAACGGTAGAAAGGATAAAACTATGTTTGAAAGAATAAAAATATATCTACGAAAAAAGAAGTTTGAATATAAACGCAGAAAATTCTGCACTGAATGGAACAGACGAAACAGCAAATGGCGTGAATGTCGTCACAAACGTAGAATGTTTGAAAGAGATCTGCGTAGGTGGCTAAGAGAATACGAAGGGTGATTGTATGAATACGGTTGAACCAATTCGTGATAAACGTGATGTATACGCAATCAAAAAATATCTGCGTCAAAAAGATATTAAATATTACATTATGTTCATTACAGGTATTTCATTAGGATTGCGTATTAATGAAATTTTGAAAATGACAGTAGGTGACGTTAAGGGGCGTACTACTGCAACGTTCCGGCAGAGCAAGACCGGAAAGGAAATCACGGTTGCATATAACGATGAGCTGTTGAGAGAATATAAAACCTACTGCGAACACCGTACACCGGAAGAAGCATTGATACCAAATCCAAACAATGAATACAAACCGATAACACGTGACATGGCGTACAAGATTTTGCGTGAAGCAGCGGACCATGTAGGTATCAGATACAAAGTCGGCACACACACATTACGGAAGACGTGTGGCTACCACTATTACAGACAAACACACGATATAGTTACACTGCAAATATGGTTTAATCACCGTAATGCCAGTGATACTTTGCGGTATATTGGCGTTACAAAAGACAGTGTATTAACTGCTATGAAAAACTTTAAAATCTAACTTTGTTATACATAAATGCTCAACGTATAATGAAATCCCAGTTTTTTGTGTGCATTTATTAGTAGGAACTGAACTGTTTCAATTATACACAATAACAGGTTATGTATAATAGACCGAAAGGACGAATGACAATGGCACAGGCTGCACTACACGTATGTAACAAATGCGGATGTCACCGACTGACACACGACACATATTGTGAATTACATCAACATTTGAAACGACAATATGACGACCACAGGGAATCGGCGAGCAAGCGAGGATATAACGGACGTTGGCGAAAAGCAAGCAAGACATATCTATTGTCACATCCGTTTTGTATTCGCTGTCTGCAACAGGGAAGATACGAGAAAGCCACAGTTGTAGACCACATCACACCGCACAAGGGAAATCAACAGCTGTTCTGGGACAGGAACAACTGGCAACCACTGTGCAAGCAATGCCATGACCGTAAGACAGCGACAGAAGACGGCGGTTTTGGTAGATAATATTAAAAAATTTTTTCTTTCGTGAAGATTTTTTTTCACGGGAGGGGGTATCAAAATTGTTTTTGCGAATATGCGGTAGACCGTCGCCCAAGTCTTTTTTACGCACACGCAAGTTTTCGAGAGGGGGTTAAACCAAAAATGGGAGCAAGAGGACCAACGAAAAAACCGGCAGAGCTGGAGGAACTACACGGCAATCCCGGACATAGAAAAACTGAAAACAGATTGCAATTTTCAAAACCGGAAAAAGTTCCGTCACCGCCGGTGTTCCTAAATAAAATTGCAAAAAAAGAGTGGAAACGATTAGCACCGATTGTATTCAATGCCGGAATGCTGACGGATGCAGATGTAGGAACATTTGCCGCATACTGCGATTCATATGCACAGTGGGTATTAGCTGAAAAGGCGATACAGGCAAAACAACCGGACAAAAATTCTCCTGCACCGCTGACGTTTGCCACCGACAAAGGATATGAGCAACAAATACCTGAAATCAGCATTTCAAACACTGCAAAAAAACAAATGCTGACGTTTGCCAAAGAATTTGGATTGACACCGTCATCAAGAGCCGGAATGACAAACCCAGTAGAAACCGAGGACAAAAAAGCAAGTATTATGGAATTCATCAGCAAGAAGAACAGGAGTGCGTAAACTATGGATTCGGTAACATCATATGCGAAAAAAGTCGTAGCCGGCAAGATTATTGCAGGTGATTCGGTAAAAAAAGCGTGCAAGCGACATCTGAAAGATTTAAAAAAATCTAAGAGAAAAGATTATCCGTACTACTTTGATGCAGAGCAAGCGGAATATTGTTTTGCATTCGCTGAAAATTACTGCCGACACAGCAAAGGAAAGTGGGCAGGCAAGCCACTGATATTAGAAGATTGGCAGAGATTTGTTGTAGGTTCTATATTCGGGTGGAAGCGTAAAGATGATGATACACGCCGATTCAGATATTTTTACATTCAGGTGGCACGAAAAAACGGAAAATCTACGTTAATGGCGTTCATCGGACTATATGTTATTGTTTGTGACGGTGAAAACGGTGCTGAAATTTATTCGGCAGCAACCAAAAAAGACCAAGCACGAATTATATTTGACGAGGCTAAGAATATGATTGGGAAGTCACCGGAACTACGAACTATACTGACAACGTATCGGAACAACATCACTTTTGACGCACAATTATCAAAATTTGAGCCGTTGTCGTCAGACAGTGAAACTTTGGATGGTTTAAATGTGCATTTGGGATTGATTGATGAGTTGCACGCACACAAAACAGGTGATGTGTACAATATTTTGGACAGTGCGACAGGTGCAAGAACACAGCCATTAATCGGAACAGGAACGACCGCAGGCAGAAATCCAAACTGTTTTTGTAAGGAATTATATGACTATTACAAAAATATTTTGAATGAAACGGTTGAGAATGAAGATATTTTCATTTACATAGCAGAATTGGATGAAAATGACGATTGGACAGATCCGCAGAATTGGATAAAAGCCAATCCGAATATGAATGTCAGTGTCAACCTAAAAGATATGGAAAGTGTTTATACTGCATCTAAAAATATTCCGTCAAAATTGAATGAGTTCAAGTGTAAAAAACTGAATATGTGGGTTACTGATACCGCTTCATGGGCAAATATGGAGCAGTACAATAAACCACCGACTTTGAAAATCACCAAAGAAGATTTAATCGGTAAAAAGTGTTATGCCGCAGGCGATTTGGCGGTCCGTAACGACTTGGCAAGTGTCGTTTTTGAATTTCCTTTGAGTGACAGGTATTTTGCAGTTTTGCACCACAGTTTTATACCGGAAGACAAGATTTTCGATAATTCACAGAAACATCACATTGATTATCAACGGTATATTGATATGGGATATATAACGGCAACACCCGGTAATGCTGTTGATTTTGACTATATCGAAGATTATATCCTGCGAATGCGTGATAAGTATGACATTTTGGAAGTCTGCTTGGACCCGTGGAACGCAACGCAGTTGGAATCGCACCTAATTGACGAGGGTATGAAAGTTGTTGAGGTCCGACAGGGATTTAAAACATTATCAGAGCCGACCAAAGAATTGGGGATAACGATTGAGGAACGCAAATTAATACACTTTGATGATCCGATATTGAAGTGGGCGGTTGGAAATACAGTAGTTACATTTGATGAAAACGGTAATGTTAGACCGAATAAGGCGAAAAGTATCAATAAGATTGATCCTGCAATGGCACTGATAATAGCACACACCAGAGCATATACACATGAATTGAATTATGTTGATGTCAACGCAATAGCAGCGGCACAACTGGCAGAATATGAAGAAATGTTGAGAGGTCAGATATAATGAAATTTTTTAACAGAATAAAATCGGCATTTTATGCACTGACGCATGATACAACGACAATATCATTGTTAGATGAACGATTTTGGACGCAGTACGGCAGTATACGGAACAGTAAACTGTCGGAAGTGACATATTTCACCTGTCTAAAAACGTTGTCTGAGGCGGTTGCAAAGTTGCCGTTAAAGATGTATCAGGAAACACCGAAAGGTGTCAGCAAGGCAAAAAATTCAGCATTATACAATGTGCTGAAAGTACGACCGAATAAGAATATGACTGCAACAACGTTTTGGGCAACAGTTGTAACGGTGATGTATCATTACGGAAATTGTTATGTATATATCGCACGGAACAAAGAGCCTGAGTTGTTAATATTGGATAACCGATATATGACTGTCTATGATGACAATGCGAAGTTAATAGATGATAACGGCGGAGTTTGGTATATATATTCAGAACCGGTAACCGGAAAGGTATATAAATTCAGCACTGATGAAATATTGCATTTTAAAACATATATGACGTTTGACGGCATTATGGGATTGGCGGTTAAGGACGTGCTGGCATTGACGATTGACGGAGCAATGGACAGTCAAAAATTTATCAAGAATTTATATGAAACAGGTTTGACAGGTAAAGTCGCTGTTGAATATACAGCAGATTTGAACGAGGAATTACGAAAAAAATTAATCAGCACTATTGAAACGGCAACATCGGCGAACAGTGCATTAACGTTTATTCCGATTCCTGCCGGAATGAAGTTAAATCCGTTAAATTTGAAATTGACAGACGCACAGTTCTTGGAATTGAAAAAATATACGGCATTACAGATTGCCGGAGCATTCGGTATAAAACCAAATCAATTAAATGATTATGAGAAATCAAGCTATGCAAACAGTGAAGCACAGCAACAAGCATTTTTGACCGACACAATGTTGGTTATTCTAAAGGGTTTGGAAGAAGAATTGGCAAGTAAACTGCTAACATCGGAAGAACTTCAACAAGGATATTTTTTCAAATTCAATGTTGATGTCGTGCTACGAGCGACATTTTCACAAAGAATGGAAGGTTATGCGAAAGCCAGACAAAACGGCTGGTTATCCGCTAATGATATACGCAGTAAGGAAGATATGCCACATATTTCCGAAGACGAAGGCGGTAATGCATACCTAATTAACGGCAATATGATACCGTTAAAAGTTGCTATGGAAGGAGGAAATCAGAAAAATGTCAAGACACAGAAATAAGAAACAGAATAGTTTTAACTGTTATATCCGAAATCAGACCGATGATTCAGCCGATATTTATTTTTACGGCGATATAGTCGGAAATGATGGGGATAAATGGTGGGGAAATGATGATAAATGCCCATCTGACGTAGCCACACTGTTGAAAGAATGTGAAAATGTCAGTCAGCTGAATATCTATGTAAATAGTAATGGCGGTGATGTATTTGCCGGTAATGCTATTTATAATATGCTGAAACGGCATAAGGCACATAAAACAGTGTATGTTGACGGTTTGGCAGCGTCTATTGCGTCTGTCATTGTTATGGCAGGTGATGAAATCATTATGCCGGCAAATTCCTATTTGATGATCCACAAAGCGTGGACGTATGCAATGGGAAATGCCAACGATTTGCGTGAAACAGCGGACAGATTGGAAAACATCGAACAAACGATTGTTGATACATACATGGAAAATGTCGCTGAAAATATCACCGAAGATGACATCAAACAGAAAATGTCTGATGAAACGTGGTTGTCGGCAAAGGATGCGGCGGAATTATTCCCACGAATACAGGAAGATGAAAACATAGATGTGGCAGCGTGTATTTCGTCTATAACCTACAACAATATTCCTAAAAATGTCGTTGTCAAAAATGATGACGAAGATGATGAGGAAGAAGATCCGGACGAGGAAGAAGATCCGAAACCAAAAAAGACGGATGAAGATGATGAGGAAGAAGATCCGGACGAGGAAGAACAGAAAGAACAGAAAGAAAAAAACAGTAACGAATTGGATATGTTAGACAATTTCGTATTTATGGAAGGAGCAATAGAAAATGAACAAGAAGATGCGTGAGTTATTAGCAAAAATAAAAGAGAAAAATCTACAAGCAAGAAATTTTCAAAATGAAGGTAAGTTTGCTGAGGCAAAGCAACTAATTGACGAAATCAAGGATTTGCAAACATCATACGAAAATGAAAAAGCATTATTTGAAATGGAAAGGGACAACGTACCAGAAGAACCAAAGAACAAAACAACAGCAAACGGTTTTTCTGTTATGGCAAAGATTGCACTAAGAAAAAAATTGACCGAAGCGGAAAATGCATTGGTTACAGGCACGAACGGTACAGACGGTGAGAATTATCTAATTCCTGAAGATGTTGATACAACAATCAGAGAATTAAGAAAGACATATATGTCAGCAAAAGATTTGGTAACAGTAGTACCGACATCATCATTGACAGGTAGTTTTGTATTTGAAAAGGGCGTTCCGACAGGTTTGGCAGATTTTGAAGATGGCGATACAATCACAGAAGGCACTAAACCATCATTTGAACAGAAAAAATTCCAAGTTACACACAAAGGTAAGGTTTTCCCTATTTCAAATATACTATTGGAATCGGAAAAGGCTGGTTTGACATCATACCTAAATAACTGGTTTGTTAAAAATTCAATCATCAGTGAAAATACAGACATTTTCACAGCATTGCAAAACGGTAAAACGGCAAAGGCAATAAAGGGATTAGATGAATTGAAATCATCAATCAACAAAGATTTGGACCCATCCGCCCGAATCGGTGCAGTTATTGTCACAAACCAAACAGGATTTGACATTATGGACAGTGAAAAGGACGCAGTCGGCAGACCAATTTTAAAGGAAGACTATGTAACACCGACACAAAAGTTGTTCCAAGGACTACCTGTAATTGTGTTCCCAGATGCACAACTGCCAAACACCAAAGCAGGACAAGCACCGATTTTCTACGGAAATCTTAAAGCCGGTTGTTATTTCATTGATAGGAAAGGTTATCAGTTTGCAGTATCAACTGAATATCAATTCGGTGCAAATATGACAACTATGCGTGTGATCGAAAGCTATGACGTCATTCAGGCAGATAGTTCTACATACATCTACGGAACAATAACGGCAGCAGGAAGCAAGGCTGTAACGACAAAAGCAGCTGCGTAATGAATGGGAGGGGTGAAGAATGTCCCTAACATTAGACGAAGTAAAGAATTTTCTGCGATTAGATACATCCGATGATGATACATTGTTGGAAATATACATATCAACGGCGGAAGAATACGTCAAATCAGCATGTGGTAGGCAGGTAGATCTGGACAATCCCAAAGCACATACCGTAATGCTGATGTTGGTGGGCGACTATTACGAAAACCGTAGTCCATATGGGCAGGCAAAGTATAGTCAGAATGTTTCAACTATGCTAATGCAGTTACAGTTGGAAACACCACAAGATACTGATGATGAGGTGAAAAAATAATGGATTTTGCAAAGCTAAGGCACAAAGTTGTATTTTTAAAGCCGTCAACATCAGAAATAAACGAACAGTTAGAACAAGTTATCGGGTGGTTTCCGTTCCACCCGGTGACAAAGGCTGCAAGTGATGATGTATATTCTACGCAAGACGGCGAAATCCGTTTTAAAAGCGGAGTTTTAAGCGGTTTAAATAATGTGTTTGCCAATTACGGTGTTCGTGCATATGTTTCGCCTGCGACAGGCAGAGAATATGACGAATCACAGAAAATTCGAGCAGAAACAACATACAACGTGGTAACACGTTATTTTAACGGCATTGAAAGTAATATGAAAATTCTGTACGGTGCAAAGGTATTTGACATAGTATCCGTATTGGATATAAATGAGAGTCACAGGGAATTAAAAATCGTATGTTCAGAGGTGGACAGATATGGCAAGACAGAATAAAGATGTATTCGGTTTTGATGAATTGGAAAAATCGTTCAAACGTTTTGAAAAAAACTATCCGGACAAGGCAGATGCAGTTTTAATGGCACAGGGACAAGCAGTCAATAGAAAGACAAAATCGCTTACGCCGGTAAAGACAAAAAAACTCCGCAATTCGTGGAGATTAAAAAAAGTTAAACTGTACAAGGGTGGAACAGTCAGAGTTGTCAGAATTCAAACGAGAGCACCTCACGGACATTTGGTTGAATTAGGTCACGAACAGGTGTCGGGAGGCAGAACAAGAGAAAAAGGACAAAAACTAAACCGAGTACAACGCTTCGCCAGAGGAATTAAATCGCACGGACGTGTTGAAGGTAAGCATATGTTAAGCAATGCAATACAAGAGGCACAATCACGTTTTGACCGAGATGCAAATAAAATGTTAGATAAATTAGTGGAGGAATTTAACAATGATTAAATCACAGGATATACGCAGATTTATAGCGGACAAACTACGAAATGCAGAATTTAATGTTATATCATCAGAAATTCAAGAAGGCTATCCTAAGCCGGCAGTGTTCATCTATGTATACCCATCATCAATTACAAAATCCGGAGGATTTTTGGAGGATGACGTTTACAGTGTAACCATCAAGTATATTCCAAAAACTGAAACTGCACAAGAATGTGCAGAGGCGGCGGAAAAAATTCGCGAAACATTGATGTACAGTACGATTGATGTACAGGACAGGCATTTAACTATGGAAACAATGGATATGACAATCGAAGAAGAACGTTTAACTGTGATGTATGACGTTCCTATAACACAGTCCATTGATGAATGTGACGATTATGACAATGCAGAAACCATAGAAATGAGAGGTATATAATATGGGATTATCAACAATAAATGTAGAATTTAAAGCAGCGGCACAAACCGCTGTAAAACGCAGTGCAAACGGTACAGTTGCACTGATTTTGAAGGATGAAACCAAGGAAGATACCACATACGTTTACAACAATGAGACGGAAGTGGTTAAGAGCCATTGGACATCAGACAATCTAAATTACATAAATATGGCGTTTAAAGGTTCACCCAAAAAAGTGATTATCGAAAGAATTGCCGCAGAAGGAAGTCTTGATGATGCATTGAAGCGTTTGGCGAATAAGAAGTGGAATTATCTTGCCGTTCCGTCATTACAGGACGGTGAAGTTAAGACTGTGGCAGATTGGATTATTGCACAGCGAACGGCAAAGAAACCGTTTAAGGCAGTATTACCGCATTCTGTATCAAATAACATCGGTATTATAAATTTTGATACCGATGATATAAAAATCGGCAGTAAGACCTATACGACCGCTGAATTTTGCGTATATATTGCCAGTATTATTGCCGGAACTGCACTGAATGAGAGTGTAACAGGCAAAGTCATTTCAGAAATCAACAGTATTACAGAGAGTTTAACCCCCGATGCGGATGTTGATGCCGGAAAGCTAATTTTAATCAACGATGGTGAGCAGGTCGAAATTGCACGAGGTGTGAATTCATTGACAACGGTTGGAACAAATCAGACAGAGGATATGAAGTCAATCAAGATAGTTGAAGGAATGGATCTGATTGCAGAAGACATTAGAACAACATTCAAAGAAAACTATATCGGCAGAAGTAACAGTATTGAAAACAAAGAACTGTTTATCGCCGCAGTGAATCAATATTTTGAAACACTGACAAAGGAAGGTGTGCTATATGACGGTTACGAACATTATGCAGAAATCGACATAGACGCACAAAGAGAGTATTTGGCGAGCAAGAGTGTTGACGTTGCAAATATGAGTGATGTTGCAATCAAACAAGCCAATACAGGCACATTTATGTTTATGGCGGCACATATTCAAATGCAAAACGCAGCGGAAGATTTGAAATTCGTTGTAAACATGTAATCGAGGAGGTAGACATATATGAGTAGAAAAATTTCAGCACCTAACATTATTTCCGGTACACACGGCAAGGTATGGTGGGACGATTCGGTCATTTATGAAATTTCAAGTTTTGAAGCAACACTGGATACTGACCGTGAAGATGTCACATTTGCGGGTGATATGATCAAGGATAGCAAGTTGATGAGTGTATCGGGTACGTTCACAATGAAAGTGCGAAAGGTATTTTCACGAGGCAAGAGTTTTGCGGAAGCGTTTATGCAAGGAAAAGACCCACGTTCTACACTGATTAGTCAACTAAAAGACCCAGACGCATATGGTGGCGGATATGAAAAAATCCAACTGACTAATTGTTGGGTTGAGAGTGTACCACTAACCGGCGGTGAAAACGGTAAGGTAGTTGAAGAAGAATACAAAGGCGGTTTTACAGGATTGAAATTCCTTGCAAGCATTGAACCGATAGAACAGGATTAAACATTTTAGGAGGATATAAAAATGACAGGACAAGAAAAACATACAAGATTGACGTTGGACGAAATGATAAGACGTTCAGAGCAAGTAAAGGAAGCAAAGAACAAAAATAAAACAAAGGAATTGTACGTTGAAAGCCTTGACGGCACAATCACAATAACAAAACCAACAAGAAATCAAGTAAATGACGCAATGAATATGGATGCGTATTCAGGCGAATCGGATGCATATCTGGTGTATGAATGTGTGACAGAACCGCCACTGAAAAACAAACAACTGCAACAGGCATATGGCTGCCAAGAACCATTAGATATTCTTGACAAAATATTTGAACCGGGCGAGGTAGTGAATATTTCAAAGGCTGCATTAAGTTTTGCAGGTTATGTTGATGATAGCGTTAAGGCGGTTGAAGAACTAAAAAACTAATTGAACGCAACGGTGATTTTGAATTAATACATTACTACGTCCAACGTGGTTTTGATTGGGATAGAATTGCCGGGGCTACGGGAAATGAAAAGGCATTTTTACGAGCCAGTATGATAAAAGCATACGAAGAAGAAGCTGAAAAGATAAAAGCAATGACAGGAGGCGGTTGATGTGGCAAAAGGTAGAAACATAGGAGCAACACTGTCGTTGAAAGCCGGAAACTTCTTTGCAAATATGAAAAAAGCCCAAAATGAAAGCAATAATCTGCGTAGTACATTGAACAACACAAGCAAAAAAATTTCTGAATTGGGAGATAAAGCTAAAGTTGTTGGCAGTGCCGTTGGTAAATTGGGCAAAGGGTTAGCTATTGCCGGAACGGCAGCCGCTACCGCAGTAGGAACAATGGTAGCAAAATCAGTCAGTTCATTTGCTGATTATGAACAGCTGACAGGTGGTGTCGATACATTGTTCAAAGACAGTTCGGCGGCAGTACAGAAATATGCAAATGATGCATACAAAACCGCAGGTTTGTCAGCTAATAGCTATATGGAAACAGTTACAAATTTTTCGGCATCACTGATTTCCAGTTTAAAGGGCGATACAGCAAAGGCGGCGGATTATGCAAATTCAGCGTTGGTGGATATGGCTGATAATGCAAATAAGATGGGCACGAATATGACAGACATTCAAAATGCCTATCAAGGTTTTGCAAAGCAGAATTATACCATGCTGGATAACTTAAAACTGGGATATGGCGGTACAAAAGAGGAAATGCAGCGACTGCTTGATGATGCAAGCAAGCTATCCGGCATTAAGTATGATATTTCATCATATTCAGACGTTGTAGACGCTATTCACGTCGTACAGACGGAAATGGGCATAACAGGGACAACGGCAAAAGAGGCAAGTACAACAATAGAGGGTTCGGTTAGTTCTATGAGTTCAGCGTGGGACAACTGGGTAGCTGGAATGGCAGACAGCGAGGCGAATTTCTCACAGCTTACAAGCAATCTGGTAGACAGTATTGTAACAGTGGTAGGGAATATAGCACCGAGGGTAATAGAAACAGTGCCGAGGCTGGTAAGCGGACTGGGAGAAATCGTAGAGCAGCTTGCAACGTATATACCACAGGTTATACAGGAGTTATTACCGCCTTTAATGAGCGGCGTACAGGACTTGCTTAATACGCTGGTTGGAATGCTGCCGGAAATGATAAGCATAAT